TGGTCAACGAATTGCGTCAGGCCGAGGCCAAAGACCGCCGCGCGCTCGAAAATCAGCTCAAACCCCTACTGGCTGCGCCGCCTGAAGTGCTGCCCGTCAATCGAAAGTATTTGGCGCCCTACATGTCGGCGAACCGTTTGCTAGTGATCGCATTCTCGAATGAGCGGATACCGATCGCGTTACCGTCTGACGATCGGCGCTGGTTTGTCATTTGGACGTCAGCGCCCCGTATGACCGAGGCGGAATCGAGCGCGTTGTGGGCGTGGTATATGGCGGGCGGGCGCGAGACTGTGGCCGGGTGGCTGCGCGCCCGCGATGTCTCGGCGTTCGAACCTGGCGCCACGCCCATGGTGACCGAGGCCAAACGGATGATGACCGAGGCGGGCATGTCACCCGTGGAATCCTACCTTCTGGAATTGATTAGAGGCCGCATAGGCGAGTTTTCCTCGGGCGTGGTGTCTGCACCCTGGCAAGAGCTTTGCGGCCGTCTGAGCGCCCTTGCGCCGTCTGGCGCGAGGGTGCCTGTATCGGCACTGTTTCACGCGCTGGCCGAGGCGGGATGGTTGGATTGTGGGATGTGTCACTCGCGCGAACATCCCACGAAACGTCATCTGTACTGTGCGCCTGACCTTGCGGAGCTGGGCAAGGCTGAATTGCGAAGGTTAAGCGAGCGCCCGCCGGGTGGTGGCGCGCTCCGCGCCGTCAAATAAAAAAGGGCGCCGTGAGGCGCCCTAGTTGTTTGTGGGAAGGGTTAGAGCCGCAAGGCGACCGCCAACACGGCGACTAGCAGACCGACTAGGATGGCCGCTGTCATTCGATTTCGCGCGCTAGTTCAAAGTAAAACCATGCGCCCGCGCGATCGCGTACCCGTGCGGGATCGAGCGCGTCATCGAGCGCGTCTGCGATCGACTCATCAATAAACCCGTCAGGGTAGCCAGCGCCGATGAATTTGGCGTGCGGAGGGATTTCAGCAAAGCTTCGAAGGGTTTTCATGATGACAATCCAAAAAAGAGTACAAGGCCGAGCGCGATGCCGGCGGCGATGAAAATAGCCCATTCGATGAAGGTTTGCGGCATGGTTTTACGCTCCCCTCGAACGGCACCACGCGAGCGCTGCCGCTTGCGTAGGGTGCGGCCCGCCAAGCGGGGTTTGATGCGGGCCGCGCACGACAAACCATGCGCCGAGTAAACGGTTATAAACGATGCGGATTTTCATGGTTTAGGCTCCTACATATTTGACGGTGGCGCCGCGGCCATGAGCGCGGCGAAGGGCGCGCATGCGATCGGCAACCAACTTGCGGATTGCTAGTGAGCGCGCGGTACGGTGCGCAGGCAACACGCGAAAGTGCAACAGCGGGCTATCGCCGATAGTCGCGTGCGCAGCGAGCGGGTCAAGACCGATTAGGCGCGACAGTTCACGCGCCGTGGTGACGTGCACCCGGTAAAGGGGGCGATTTAGCGATTCTTCAAAGGTCATACTGTCACCTCCTCGCCGCCTAGAAATACGAAACAATCGCCGCGCCCGTCAGGCGCGCCGCCGCGTACTAACTTGCCAGTCCAACCGTACTGGCGCGCCAGTGCAAGCGCCGCCTCAAGGTGCGAATCATCAGCGCTCCAATGGCTGATAGTGACTGGCCGCACACCTTCGGCGCTTGCGCGTACGCGCGCGCCGCGCGCCTCAGTGGCGGGAATATATCGGGTGCAGATTGCTTTCATGATGTCAGTCTCGAAGGGTTGATAGTCAGGCGAGTTCAGTCTGGACGTGCAAATACTGAGAATGCGTGTCGTCGTCCCAATGGTCGATGAAGCAACATGTCGCGCCCGAGCGCGAATCGTATCGGCCGCAACCAGCCGAACGGAAGCCGAGCCCCGAATCACGGTTAACGCGGATCAGCGCGCCGCGCTCAGACTTGGCGCGCACCTTGTGGCGTGTCACCCATGAATAGTTCGCCTCGCCGCCGAAAGTATCGGTGATTTCAATGAAAAAGTAGGCCATGTCAGTCTCCAAAAAAGGGCGCCTTGCGGCGCCCGTGAGGGTTAAAGGGCGAACGCGGGTTTGCCCGTGTACTTCAATTCGTCACCGTCCATGCGCATGGGCATGATCAAACCTAAAGCGCCGGGCAGGTTAGTGACCACGGCGCATGCGCCGCCATTGTGATTGATGTAGGGTCCGTACGATCCGCCCAGCAACTTGCAAACGTCACCAAACCCGCTCACATAGTCGGCATTGAACTGGGCAATCTCGCCGGATGTTGACGCCGGGACAATCCGGCGCCAGTTGGGATATTCCCCGTCAATCGGCGCCGTGACGGCGCTGGTGGCGCCCGTGACGGTGATGCTGGTTTTGCCCTTGATCGTCACGCCGACGCGCTCAGGGTCCGGCGTATCCGGCGCCGTCACTATGTCAATGTGAATCGGCAGCGTGATACGCCCAGCCTTCGCGGGCTTGACTGCCTCAAGCGCCTCGCGCGGGATGATGTACTCGCCGGGCGCGAGTGCTTCGATATTGTCGACAGCGACAGGGTAGGCGAGTAAACGGTGACCGTCGGTTGCGACTAGCACCACGTCACCATTAGCGCGCGCGTCAACGCATACGCCTTTCAGGTAATAACGAATGTCCTGTTTAGCGGCGCAGATTAGAAGGGCTTTGATGATGCTGTGGTCGATAGTGATTTTCATGGTGTCGGTCTCCAGTGGGGTTAACGGGTGAGGGTTGCGAGCGCGGCGCGAGCTTCGCGCTGGGTGTAGAAGTGTCCGACATAGACGTATGCGCGGTTACGCAGCGCGTATGCGTGCCAACCGTAATTTGTTTTGATGAATCTCATGGTGTCAGTCTCCGAAAGAGGCGCGCCCGTAGGCGCGCGGGTGATGGTTAGGCGAATAAATCTACTGTCCAGCGGTAGTCGCGAGCGCCGGTTGTGTCGTATGCATACTCGCCGGCAACTTTCTGGACGGCCTCCCAAGCGGTATCCGCCCAAGCGTACCCCCAAAAAATTCCATCGAAAAATACGTTATAGGTGTTCATTGTGTCAGCTCCAGGTTGCGCGCTGCGGTGCGCAGCGCATGAACAGCATCCTGCCACAAGATTTGTGGCAGTGTCAAGCGGTGCTCTAAAGTTTGTTCCGTTTTTCACTACCCCACGCAAATTGTGTGGCGGGGCGCGACGCAACGTGTTGCAGGGTGATGTGGGGTGAGGCGCGGGGCGCTGCGGATTGTAGACGTGCCCCTCTAGCGGGGTGCTGTGGGGTATTGGATATTAGATATAAAGTGTTATTTGTTATACTGTATATATATACAGATATATGAATTGTAAGATAAACAATAGGCGGGGCACTACCCCACGGCACCCCACACTCGGCGCCCGCAACCCCACGCCCGCAGCCGGGTGCCGTGGGGTACCCCACGCAAAACGTATGAGCGCTTTGCTTTTGGGCTACCCCACGCCACCCACGTTTACGCGACCAGGTGATACCAGGCGAGCGCCTGTCGATCCGTGGGGCACTACCCCACGCCACCCCACGGGCTGCCGGTTGACGGGGCACTACCCCACGCCACCCGGCAAGGCAGGCGGGCAGGTGGGCAGGCGGGCAGGCGGGCAGGCGGATCGGGGCCGCGTGGGCGAGAGCCCCCGGTGGGGGCCGGCGACCGGGCCGGTCAAAAACGGAGGGGTCGCACAAATTTTTTTTGCAAAATGCTATAATTACTTGTAACACTATTTGCAGCACACCATCTGGCCATGACCTTCCAATCCTTGCCGCTCACCGCGCGCAAACTAGAGGCGACCGAGGCGCGCTTGCAGCGCATCTATGAGGCTGCCAAGTTGGGTCTAAAAGGTGACTCGTTGGCGTTGAAAGCCGGCATGCTGCCGACCGAGTATCGGCGTCTATGCGAGATGGACCCGATTGCCGAGATGGCCGAACAGAAAGGGCGCGCTGACGCAGAAGGGGCGCTTGCGGCTGTGATGATGGACGCCGCGCTTTCGGGCGACACCAAAGCGGCGTTAGAGATCCTTCGTCACAGACACGATTGGGTTGCCAAGCAGCAGGTGCAAATAGACGTAGCGCAGCAGATCAGCGTAATATCGGCGCTTGAGAAAGCAGAGCAGCGCGTCATTGACGTGCAGGTAACAGAACGACTGGAGCCAACACTTGCAGCAGCCGATCTACAACGCCTCTGATGAAATGCTCTTGATGACGCGGCTCTGGCAGCCGCGCATCAAAGACGACCCGGAAGCGTTTGTAAACTTTGCGTTCCCGTGGGGGCAGCACGGCACGCCACTAGCCAACTACAAAGGCCCGCGCAAGTGGCAGCGTCAGGTGCTGCGGAAGATTACGCAACACATCAAAGACAACAGTGGGCGGGTTGATTACAACGTCTTGCGGTCTGCGGTAGCGTCAGGCCGAGGAATCGGTAAGTCTGCGCTAGTCAGTTGGCTCGTGCTGTGGATGCTCTCGACGCGCATAGGATCCACGACGATTGTGTCAGCCAACAGTGAAGCGCAGCTCCGCAGTATTACTTGGTCGGAGATCACCAAGTGGCTGGCGATGATGATCAACAGCCATTGGTTTGAAATCAGCGCAACCAAGGTCGCGCCGGCTAAGTGGCTGGCGGAGATCGTCGAGCGGGACTTGAAGAAAGGCACGCGCTTCTGGTCGATCGAGGGGCGTCTATGGTCGGAAGAGAACCCGGACGCTTACGCCGGTCTGCACAACCTGGACGGCGTGTGTTTGATCTTCGATGAAGCGTCAGGTATTCCAGACTCAATCTGGCAAGTGGCCGCCGGCTTCTTCACAGAAAACACGCCGCACAGGTTCTGGTTTGCCTTTTCCAATCCGCGCCGCAACCAAGGCTACTTCTTTGAGTGCTTCAACTCAAAACGCGACTTTTGGTCAACAGAGAACATCGACGCCCGCGACGTCGAAGACACCGACAAGCAGGTCTACGAACAAATCATTGCGGAGTACGGCGAAGACTCGATACAGGCCAAGGTCGAGGTGTACGGCGAATTCCCCAGCGCGGGCGACGACCAGTTCATCGGACCCGCGCTGGTCGATCAGGCGTTTGGCCGACCCAAGCACAAAGACGAGACAGCGCCAATTGTGATCGGCATCGACCCAGCCAGGTCGGGCGGTGACTCGACAGTCATCGCGGTGCGCCAAGGGCGTGACATCATTGCAATTAAGCGGTACCGGGGTGATGATACGATGACGACTGTGGGGCACGTCATCGACGCGATCGAGGAATACAAACCGACGCTGACGGTGATTGACGAGGGTGGGCTGGGGTACGGCATACTTGACCGGCTGGTCGAACAGCGGTATAAGGTGCGTGGGGTCAACTTTGGCTGGAAAGCCAAGAACCAAGTGATGTGGGGTAACAAGCGCGCTGAGCTGTGGGGTGCGCTGCGGGACTGGTTAAAAACCGCGTCGATCGCGCCAGACAGGCAACTGAAGGCGGATCTGACCGGGCCTAAGACCAAACCCGACTCAAGCGGTACGATCTTCTTGGAGAGCAAGAAGGATATGAAAGCCAGGGGTCTAGCTTCTCCTGACGCCGCCGATGCGATCGCGGTGACGTTCGCATTTCC